GCGAAGGGCGTCGAGATCGGCGTCGGCGAATGGAAGGAGGGCGACCCGACGCCGTTCCCGGCGTACCGCGCGAAGGTCGAGGCGCGCGTCTTCGAGATCGAGAACGGCGAAGCTGACGCCGAAGGGCAGGCGCGCATCGCGTCGATCGTCGGCGGTCTCGCGCGGAGGTCGGCATGAAGCCGGGCGCGCGAATCCTCGTCGGCGACTGCCTGCACGTTCTGAAAACGCTCGCGGACAACAGCGTCGACGCGATCGTGACCGATCCGCCCTACGGGCTCGCGTTCATGGGCAAGCGATGGGACTACGACGTCCCGAGCACGGCAATATGGACCGAATGCCTGCGAGTGCTGAAACCCGGCGGGCATCTGCTCGCATTCGCAGGCACTCGCACGCAACATCGGATGGCTGTCCGGATCGAGGACGCGGGATTCGAGATCCGGGACATGATCGCGTGGGTCTACGGCTCCGGGTTTCCGAAGTCGCTGGACGTCCCGAAGGCGATCGACCGGGCGCAGGGCGTGACAGGGACGTTCGGCGATCCGAAGTCGGCAGCGCATGCCGGGTGGATCGACCGCGGGCGTCTGCGTGGTGAGGACGGGCACGACGGGTATCAACGCCCGTGGATGGATGACGCCGATGCCGTCGACCGAGCGGCGCGGCAGTACATCGGCGGAAGCGAGGACTCGCGGCAATGGGCCGGATGGGGAACCGCGCTGAAGCCGGCGCTCGAACCGATCACGGTCGCGCGGAAACCGCTGATCGGCACCGTCGCCGAGAACGTGCTCGCGCACGGGACCGGGGCGCTGAACGTCGATGGGTGCCGGATTGAAACCACGGACGACCTCAACGGAGGCGCATACGCGCAGGAAGGTGGCCGGAAGCAATCTCAAAGTCTCACGGCCGGCGGGATGAACAGGCCGGGACAAACTGCGGGCGTGGAATTTACGACTCCGGCGGGCCGCTGGCCGGCAAACCTCATCCACGACGGCAGCGACGACGTGCTTGCCGCGTTCCCGGACGCGCCCGGGCAGTCAGGAGCGGTCACGGGCAGCGAGCCGAGCGCGAAGACAGAGAACGCCTTCGGCGCGTTCGCGGGCCGATCCGCAGCCGCGCCGCGCGACGACTCCGGCAGCGCAGCGCGGTTTTTCTACTGCGCGAAGGCATCGAAGGCGGACCGCGAGGCCGGAAACTCGCACCCGACGGTAAAGCCGACCGACCTCATGCGCTACCTCGTGCGGCTCGTCACGCCTCCGGGCGGGACCGTGCTCGATCCGTTCGCCGGCAGCGGGTCGACCGGAAAGGCCGCGGTCCTCGAAGGCTTCGAGTTCGTCGGGATCGAACTCTCGGAGGATTACGCGGAGATCGCGCGGTCTCGGATCGAGCGCGCAGAGGCCGAGGTCGAGGCGCCGAAAAGCCTGAAGCCTCGCACGGTCGACGACCGGCAACTCGACATTTTCGCGGCGCTGAATCCATGAAGCCCGAACTCACGACCCGCGAGAAGGCGCTAGGCATCGCCGCCGACCTTCATCGCCGCGTGAACCCGCTCGACTGGCGGAAGCGTGTCGACGCGATCGAGGACGCCGAGATCCGCGCGATCGTCGACGACTACCTGCGCGGCATCCTGCACCGGATGAAGGTCGCGAAAGCGGCGAAGGCCGCGAACGAATCGAAGGGAGGAATGCGATGACGACGATCATCCCGGCGGAAATGCCGGTCATCGAAGCGGCGCGACTCGCCGCGGAAAAGGGTCTCGACTTGATAACCGACGGACGCAGGACGATGCTCGCGTCTGTCATACCGGCCGGATGGGTCCGCCTGTCCGTGCATCAACGCAGCAACGGGAGGAAGGCACCATGAGCGCACGGCATCGGGAGGAACTCCGCGGCATCGACTGGACGTTCGAGCGGAGGAAGGTGTTCGACAAGTCGTCGAAGAAACCGCCGCGACGCTGGCGCATCAACTGGTACCCGCTGTTCGGACTGCTCGCGCTCGTCGCCTCCGGCGGATGGGTCGCGGCGATGTTCTGGTCGCTCTACCTGCTCGCCCGGCAATACGTCGGATGAAGCACGTCGAGCACCAGCACCAAGTCGCGTTGATCGCGTGGGCCGCACGAACGTGGCTCCCGACGGCGGCGGACGTCGAACCCGGATCGAAGGTCGCGGACTACCTGCTCGCGATTCCGAACGGCGGGCGACGCGGAAAGCTCGAAGCGGTCCGGCTCAAGGCCGAGGGCGTGAAAGCCGGCGTCTCGGACCTTCTGCTCCCGCTCCGGCGGCACGACTGCGCCGGGCTATGGCTCGAACTCAAGGCGCCGGGCGGGCGACCGACTCCGGCACAACGCGACTGGCTCCGGCGCATGGACGCGGCCGGCTACCGCGCGGAATGGCGCGACGACTGGGTCTCGGCGGCGCAGGTCATCGCGGAATACGTCGGCGTGAACGGTCCGGCGTTGCGCGCAGCGGCTACAATCGCGCCCGTCGCGCCGTGCGTCGTCAGGAGGCGGAAATGCACCGGGTAGTGCAGCAACTCGAAGACGCGCTCGGCCTCGGCGAAGCGGTCGAGATCGTCCGCCGATGGGGCGGTCGGACGCTCTATGTCCCGGTCGCGATGACCGACACGCACCCGCTCGCGCTGACGCTCGGCGTCGAGAAGGCGCGGCGCCTCGTCGCTGCCTTCGGAGGGCAGCGGCTCGAACTGCCTTCGGAACGCTCGGCGATGATCGAAATGAGGAACGCTGCAATCGTGCGCGAGGCGATGCCGACGCCCGACGGGCCGGGACTCTCGCACGAACAACTCGGCATCCGGTGGGGACTCTCGCGGCAGATGATCGCGAACATCCTGCGCGCGCATCGCGAGGCCGGCGGATGAAAGCCGACCGCCTCCGCGCCGCGCTCGCACGGCCGAACGTCCGGGCGTTCCTGCGGGTCATCCGCGAGGGCGAGTCGTCGCAAGGCGAAGACGCCTATCGGATGATCTTCGGCGGCGACCTCGTCGACTCGTTCGACGATCACCCGCGGCGGGTCGTCCGTCGACCGCTCGGCGGGAAGTCGATCGCGTCGAGCGCGGCCGGCGCGTATCAATTCCTGACCGGAACGTGGGACGAATGCGCCGCGGCGCTCGCGCTGCCGGACTTCTCGCCGGCCTCGCAGGATCTCGCCGCCGTGTTCCTGATCGACCGGCGGAAGGCGCTCGACGACGTCATCGCGGGGCGGTTCGACGATGCCGTTCGGAAATGCGCCCGCGAATGGGCGTCGCTGCCCGGCTCGCCATACGGCCAGCCGACGATGACGCTGCAGCGCGCCCGCGGCGTGTACGAGGTCAACGGCGGCGGGTACATTCCCGGCGCGACCATCCCGCCGGCAGGACCGGCACCAGAAGAAGGAAAAACCGACATGCCGCTCCCTGCGTTCGCGCTCGCGGCGCTGCCTGCGTTGTTCGAGGCCGTGCCGAAGCTGATGAAGAAATTCGGCGACGGTACGTCCGTCCCGGAACGAAACGTCGCTGCCGTGCAGGTCGCGCTCGACATCGCGAAGGACGCGATCGGGGCGCGGACCGAGCAGGAACTCGCCGAGGCCGTGAAGACGGACCCCGTGTCCGCGCAGGCCGTCCGGATCGCCGTCGAAGAAAATTGGGGCCGGATCGACGAGGTCGGCGGCGGCATCGCGGCAGCGCGCGAGGCGAACGTCGCGCAGTCGCAGATCGAGCCGAAACGGAACCTCGCGCTGTGGGTGACTTGCCTTCTGCTCCCGCTCGTCTACCTGACCGTGTGCGCGGTGCTCTTCCGCGACGGCTGGTCGCAGGACGTCCGGGCGATGGTCGTCGCGTCGGTCGTGACCGGGCTGCTCTCGGGGATCACAGGCTACTGGCTCGGGACGTCGTTCTCGTCCGCGAAGAAGGACGACCGCGCCTCGGCGCAGGAGGTTCGCGCATGAGCGAGACGGTCGAAACGTGGACGGATGCCGAAGGCAAGACGCGGCCGGAACGGCGCCGACAGGTGCATATCACCGAGGCGCAGATCGACATGATCGCCGAGAAGGCCGCGGAGAAGGCCGTCGCGCGGATGATCGACACCGGGTATCGGGCCGTCGGGAAGAACGTCGTCGAAAAGGGCTTTTGGGTCGTCGGGCTGGTCTCGTGCGGCATCTTTAGCTTCATGGTCGCGAAGGGCTGGATCAAGGTCTGAAGAACAATGATTAAGCGGGATACATCAGGCAAGGGAAAGGGCGCGGACGCGCTGCGGAGTCGGATCGTCGGCGAGGACGAGGTCGCGCCGGATCAACTGCTCGCGAATCCGCTGAACTGGCGCACGCACCCGAAGCAGCAAGTCGACGCGCTCGAAGGGCTGCTCCGCGAGGTCGGATGGGTGCAGCGCGTGATCGTGAACCGGCGGACCGGGCACGTCGTCGACGGTCACGCCCGGGTCGCGCTCGCGCTGCGTCGCGACGAGAAGACGATCCCGGTCGTGTACGTCGACCTTTCCGAGTCCGAGGAAAAGCTCGTGCTCGCCGCGCTCGACCCGATCGGTGGGCTCGCGGGCACGGACGCCGATACGCTCGACGCGCTGCTCGGCGAGGTTTCGACGAACGACAACGCGCTCCGGCAACTGCTCGACGACCTCGCGAACGAGGCCGGCATCGAACTCGAAGGCGAAGGCGACGGCGGGACGGATCTCTCCGAGTATTCGACGAAGATCGAACCGCCGACGTACACGCCGAAGGGCGAGAAGCCGGACGTCGCCGAACTCTGCAACCCGGAGAAGATGACCGCGCTCGTGCAGGCGATCAACGAGTCGAAGCTCGACGAGAAGGAAAAGGCATTTCTGCGGCTCGCCGCGCATCGTCACGTCGTGTTCGATTACCACCGGATCGCCGAGTTCTACTGTCACGCCTCGCCGGAGGCGCAGTCGCTCATGGAGTCGTCGGCGCTCGTCATCATCGACTTCAATCGGGCGATCGAAGGCGGGTACATCGAGCTATCGAAGCAACTCGCCGGGATCTATTCAGAGACCGGCGCCGGAGCCGTCGAAGATGATGACGAATAACTTCGCGGCGTTCATTCTCACGCACGGACGACCGGACCGCGTCTATACGTTCGACTCGCTCGTGAAGCACGGCTACACGGGTCGGATCGTCGTGCTCATCGACAACGAGGACAAGACGGCGGATGCGTACCGCGCGAAGTTCGGCGACCTCGTCCGGGTATTCGACAAGCGGGCGGTCGCGCAGCGAATCGACGAAGGGGACAACTTCAACGATCGGCGGGCGATCATCTACGCGCGGAATGCGTGTTTCGACGTCGCGCGCGAAATCGGCGTCGACTACTTCGTGCAACTCGACGACGACTATGTCGATTTTCGACACAAGCGGGACGAGGTCGGGGAGTACATCAACAAGGCGGACATTCGCGACCTCGACGCCGTATTCGACGCGATGGTCGACTACCTGAAGACGATCCCGGCGCTCTCGATCGCGATGGCGCAAGGCGGCGACTTTCCCGGCGGAAAGATGTGCACGTCGCGATACAAGCCGAGCCGGAAGTGCATGAACTCGTTCGTCTGCGCGACCGATCGACCGTTCGAGTTCTCTGGAAGGATCAACGAGGACGTGAACACGTACACCGCGCTCGCTTCGCGCGGAGGGCTGTTCATGACGATTAAGGACGTCGCGCTACAGCAGAAGCAGACGCAATCGAACGCGGGCGGGATGACCGACCTCTATCTCGACTCGGGGACTTACGTGAAGTCGTTTTACTCCGTGATGTACCACCCGTCGTCGGTGAAGGTGGGCATCGTCGTTTCGTGTTCACGCATACACCACAAGGTGAAATGGCGGCACACGGTCCCGTGCATCCTCTCAGAGAACTTCCGGAAGCCTCGCGGCGAGGCGCGAGCATGAGCACCGGCAACACGACTAGCGCAGCGAAGGCGCGCAAGCTCGAACATCAACAGAAGGCGCTCGAACTGCGCCGCGCCGGCCTCGGGTACGTCGACATCGGGGCGCGGCTCGGGCTTGGAAAGTCGCAGGCGCACCGGCTCGTCAAGGCCGCGCTCGCCGAGTGCATCGCCGCCGTTAACGACGAAGCGACGCAACTCAAGGCCGAGGAACTCTCGCGGCTCGATGGAATGCTCACCGGCATATGGGCGGACGCGCGGAAAGGACACCTCGGCGCGATCGAGAAGGTGCTCAAGATCATGGAGCGACGCGCGAAGCTGCTCGGACTCGATGCTCCGACGCGGCACGCGCTCGGCGGCGACGAAAACGCGCCTCCGATCAAGAGCGAGCACGCGCACACCATGACCGATGCTGACCTCGAAGCTATCGCGCGCGGCGGCAGCTAGGGAACTCATCCGCCGACGGCGCGGACGCGACTCGCTCGTCGGATACGCGAACGCGATCGAGATTCCCGGGAAGCCGGTCACGGACGACCCGGAAGAATGGCTTTTCCGCCCGATCGAGACCTCCGTCGCGGCGCATCACGCGCTGCTCCTGCAGGCGTTCGAGCGTGCGATCGCGATGCGGCACGGTCGCCTCATGGTGTTCATGCCTCCCGGGTCGGCAAAGTCGACTTACTGCTCCGTCGTCGCGCCGACCTACTTCATGGGCCGGCGCCCGGACTCGCGGATCATCCTCGCAAGCTACGGCAGCGACCTCGCGCGCAGGCACGGCCGGCGAGCGCGGCAGATCGTCAAGTCGACCGGGTACTCGGCGCTGTTCGGCTGCGGGATCTCGGCGAGCACGTCCGCCGCGGACGAATGGGCTCTGACGAACGGCGCCGAATACCTCGCTGGCGGCATCCTCTCCGGGATCACCGGCAACCGCGCGCACGGAATCGTCATCGACGACCCGGTGCGAGGCCGCGAGCAGGCCGACAGCGAGACGATCCGCAAGAAGACGTGGGAGGCGTACAACGATGACCTCCTGACGCGCCTCATCCCGGGCGGATGGGTCGTGCTCGTGCAGACGCGATGGCACGAAGACGACCTCGCCGGCCGGCTGCTCCCGAAGAACTACGCGGGACAGTCCGGGATGATCGAGTGCCGCGACGGCCGGGTGTGGGAGGTCATCAACCTTCCGGCGCAGTGCGAGCGCGACGACGATCCGCTCGGCCGGCGCGTCGGCGACTACCTCTGGCCGGAATGGTTCGACGAAGGTCACTGGGCGACCTTTCGCGCGCAGTCCCGGACGTGGGCCGCGCTGTTCCAGCAACGGCCGCGCCCCGACGAGGGCGGCGTGTTCAAGGAGGCGTGGTGCCGCGAGCGGTATCGGGTCATACCCGATGCGGCGAACGTCATCGTCCATTCGTGGGACACGGCGCAGAAAGAGAAAGACGTCAACGATCCGACGGCCGGATCGATCTGGCACCTAGGGAACGGCGTCCCGGGCTATTACTTGCGGGAAGTCTTCCGCGACCGCATGGACTACCCTACGCTCCGGCGGAAGGTCATCGGGTACGCGGAGCGCGACCGGCCGATGGCAATTCTCATCGAGGACAAGTCGTCCGGGCAATCGTTGATCCAAGACCTCCGCTCGTCGACGTCGCTCCCGATCATCCCGATCGAGCCGGAGGGGAACAAGCTGTTCCGCGCGATGGAAGTCTCTCCGAAGGTCGAGGCCGGGCGGGTTATCCTCCCCGAGTCCGCCGACTGGCTCGTCGAATTCGAGGGCGAATTCTTTGCCTTTCCGCTCGCGACGAACGACGACCAAGTCGACTCGGTCACGCAATTCCTCCGATGGGTCGCGACGTGGTCGACGTCGCTCGTCTTCGCGGGGACCGGCGTGCAGCGCGCGACGGCCGGCTTGATGGACGTCAAGGAGGGCGCCGGGAACGGATGGGGTTCCGTGTCGCGCGGGACGGACGTCGCAGGATTCTAGGAACGGGACAGGAACGACATGGCACAGGCACCGCAGGACACGAACACGCAACCGCAGACGCCCGTATTCGGCGAGATCGCGCCGCCCCCGGACCCGATGCGTCCGCGCATCGTCGCCGCCGATGCGTCGCCGTACACGACGATCCTCACGCCGACGGATTCGATCCTCGCCTCGAAGGGCGGAATCGGGAATCTCGCGATCTACCGCGAACTCCTGCGCGACGATCAAGTCGCGTCGACGTGGTCGCAGCGACGGCTCGCGCTCACGCGCTGCGATACGGTCGTCGAACCCGGCGCAGACGACGAAGCCTCGAAGGCCGCGGCCGAGGCGCTGCAGGACGAACTCGACGCCGTGAACTGGGACGACGTCACGGACAAGGCGCTTTTCGCGATCTTCTACGGATGGGGCGTCGCCGAGGTCATGTGGAAGCCGGAAGACGGTCGGGTCAAGTTCGACCGCATCATCGTTCGAGACCGCGCGCGGTTCCGCTTCGATCGGCAGGACCGGCTCTACCTCTTCGAGAACGGGTGGGAACTGATGCCCGAGCGGAAGTTCTGGACCGTTCGCAGCGGCGCGGACAATCACGACGAACTCTACGGTCTCGGGATCGCGCACTCGCTCTACTGGCCGGTGTTCTTCAAGCGGAACGACATCCGGTTCTGGCTCGTCTTCCTCGAAAAATTCGGCGCTCCGACCGCGGTCGCGAAGATGCCGGCCGGGAAGATGGCCGACCCGCAAGAGGTCGCGAAGGCGACCGCGATGCTGCGGAACATCGCGACGGACTCGGGCATCGTCATTCCGGACGACGTCGTCGTCGAACTGCTCGAAGCGGCGCGCTCCGGCGCGGCCGACTACGGCGCGATGCACGCGGCGATGGATGCCGCGATCTCGAAGATCGTCGTCGGGCAGACGATGACGACGGACAACGGAAGCAGCCTCGCGCAAGGTCAGGTGCATGAGCGCGTCGCGCAGAAGATCGTCGAGGCCGACTCGGACCTTCTCTGCGGCTCGTTCAACGCGGGGCCGGTGCGCTGGTGGTTCGAGTTCAACGCGGCGGCGTTCCCGGGTGCGACGATGCCGCGCGTCTACCGCGCGACCGAACCGCCCGAGGACTTGAACGCGCGCGCGGACCGGGACAAGAAGATCGCCGAACTCGGCTACGAACCCGACGAGAACTACATCCGCGAGACCTACGGCGAGGGCTGGACGAAGAAGCAGGCACCGCAGGCGCCCGGCCTGAACCCGCTCACCGGCATGCCGAACGCATCGCCGGGATTCGGCAACGTCGCGGACCCGGCGCAATTCGCGGAAGGCGAACTCGCCGCGCTGCAGGCGATGAAGGCCGCGCGGCGTGCGGATCAAGACTCGCTCGCGGACGCTGCGGTCGCGTTCGCCGAGCAGTATCAGACGATCACGGGCCGGCGCGTCGGGCAGATCCTCGAAGCGGCCGAGTTCGCCGAGGATTACGAGACGTTCCGGCGCCGGCTCGACGAGATACTCGCCGAAGTTCCGCCGGTCGAGACGGCCGAGAAGATCACGCGCGCGAACGTCTTCGCGCGGCTGATGGGCGCGCTCCGGCAGCAGCGGAAAACCTGACGTGCTCGACCTCGCGGACATCCTCGATTTCTTCGACGTCGTCACCGGGGACGCCTTCGACGTCCCGCCCGAGCAGGCCGTCGAGTATTTCAAGGCGAAGGGACTGAGCGCGACGTTCAGCTACGCGGACATGGTCGGGAAGGCGCACGACCACGCATTCACGGTCGCGAAGATGATGGACGTCGACATGCTCTCGCAGATGCGAGCGTCGCTCGACTCCGCGATGGCGAACGGGACGCCGTTCCGGGAATGGGCCGACTCGATCACGCCGATCCTGCAGTCCGGCGGATGGTGGGGCCGGAAGGAAGTCGTCGACCCGCTGACCGGGCAGACGATCGTCGCGCAACTCGGATCGCCGTGGCGTCTGGAAACGATCTTCCGCACGAACATGCAGTCGAGCTACGCGGCCGGCGCGTGGCAGGAAATCGCCGCGCAGGCTGACCTCGCGCCGTTCCTCATGTACGACGCCGTCGACGACCTCCGCACGCGCCCGCTGCACGCCTCGTGGGACCGGAAGGTGCTCCCGGTCGACTCGAAGTGGTGGAAAACGCACTACCCGCCGAACGGGTGGAACT